TCGATGCTGCGCTCTGGAACTTCCATGATGACCTCGACGGATTCCTCAAAGTCACGAGTCTCGGTGTAGCTGAAAACGAATTTGGTGTGTGTCATGTCAAAAATCCAGTTCGATGAGATCGGCGTTCTCTGTGGCCTCGTCGAAGAGGCCGGCCATCTTCTGCATCACCTTCAGTGTGGAGATACAGTCGGAGAGCGCGTCGTGGCTCGCCATGCCACTCAAGTTCGGCAGCTTCTGCCACTTTACGTCATTCTTCTTCTTCGACCACTCGCCGACCCACGCCGAGTATTGATCCATAGCGCATGAGGCGGCGGCCAGCTTCGGTCGAGGCTCTTGGTATTTGTCGTAAAGATGCATTAGCAATGCGATGTCGAAATCCGCATTGTAAGCAATGACATGTTTCCCCTCGAGGTAGGCGCTGATAACCTTAGCCACCTGAAGGAAGAACGGCTTATCCTGCACCATCTCGTTGGTGATGCCGTGAATGGCCTGCACCTCCTCGCCCATGGGACGATCCGGCTTCAGCATCATGGTGAGGATGGGGCGGCCAGCGGTGTTGATGACACTCAGCTGGACGATCTCAGTGTTCGGGTCCTGCCTCAAGATCCCCGTCGACTCTAGGTCGATGATCACCGTGTTCGGATCCGCCAGACGGTCCACTGCCCACTGCTTCGCGGACTGCTTGGCCGAGTTCATCTGGGCTGAGGGAGCTGATGTAGTCATTGGCGATGCGTTGCCTCCAGTCAAGTATTTTGGTCACCACCTCTTCGAGGCTGGTGGCGTAGCCGGATACCTTATCTATCGAGTCAGGGCCATCATAAAGAGTCCAGAAGTAAATAGTGCGGCCACTACGCCACATATCGTAAACTTCAATCTTCACGGTTTCTCTTTTTGCGAGGCTTACCTTTGATCCTTCCCTCTCCCCACCCCTCGGGTGTTGGAACAGAAGCATCTACACACTTTTCTTCGGTTTGATTGGAAATCCATCTTTTACCAGTATGCGATGAGACCATTTTTAGTTTAGTCTCTGGGCAAAGAGAAACACCTACACGTTGGCGGTTTCTCTCTGAAAGATCTGGCCTTTTCCGTCCATACATCGGATTTTTCTCTCCTTGAGTGACTTCACTCATCAGAAGAGAAAACTCCTTACTTCGCTGAAGTCCTTTAAGGAGCCTATTGCGTTCCGCTAAATCTGGTCTTGGCAGTCCAGACGTTCCTTGGCCTCCCTCAGTGAAATTAACTAGAATGCCCGTTCCAAGATCTTTTCGTCCATAGATGGCAATCATATAGATCTCATGCTTAAAGGCTTCCTCTTCAGTTAGATTTTCTTTGAGAATTAGGACACGATCTGCAGATGGGGAACTTTTTCTCCACGCTCGCCTCCCTCTTCCTTTTCCAATGTAATATGGCGTTCGGTCTTCCCGAAGCCATGCATATGTATAAAAGATCTTCATGCTCCAACAGGGAGAATTGAAAAGTCGTGTGTGCCTTTCAGCCCACGTGACTTACTTTTGCCACCGAGGCGGTGATACGCGTACACACTGCCCGTAAACTTCACTCGTTCATTCTGTTCCAAAGGGATTCCCAAACGCTTCAAGTGCCGCGTCAAACACCAAAGATGTGTGAGCGGCACGGATTCCCCTAAGGGCATAGGTGTCACGATGAGGTTGACAAGGAGAACGGTCTCTAAGTGCTTCTTTCTGGGGTGCTGACGAAACTCCTTTATCCTCCCCGTGACTTCAACGAGTTGGTCCTCGAATGGTTCGAGCACCTCACGGTAGTCGGGTGAGTAGATCCGTTCCTCGGCGGGGACGGATGTTTTGTGGCTCACATAAGTGGGTAACTCTTACAAAGAGATTATAGAAGCATGACCGCGAAGGAAACCCTTGGCTTAAACAAAGGCGAATTCACTCAGAAGGTGAGCCGCATCATCGACAACAATCGCGCAAACTCCCGGCTTATTGGGGCGCCGCGCGACTTCATTCTTCGCGTTTGCAAATTGTCCGAAAGATGGGAGAAGCTGGCCCAGAAACCCGACACAGCTGTCTATCTCCGCTACTTCGAGATGGCGGGCGGGAGGAGAGTGAAGATGATCTCCCTCGAGGGTGGGGGCTCCAGGCAGCCTGTCCCAAAGGCGAAACTCATCGAGGCGCTGTATCCCACCAAAAAGATCGCCACCACTGCAACCCTAGAGGAGAAGCATTTCAACACCGTCAAGGCAGCGATGCGCCGTGGGGTGGAGCAGCAGCTCCGTGATTACAAGGCGACCACGAGCTACCCGATCGAGTGCCTGGTGACGGGGCGCCTTCTCAGGAAGGGGACGAGGGTCGACATCGACCACCACGGGAAGCCCTTCGCGCAGCTTGCGGACGAGTGGGTGAACCATAACATGCTGACGTACGCGGACATTATACTCTGTGGGCCCCCGACTGGGAAGAGGATCAAGGACGACGCGCTGTGGGAGTCGTGGAAGGAGTGGCACCTTGAGCACGCGAGGCTCGCGGTGGTGTGCGCGAAGGCAAATAGATCAAAAGGCGCAGCGGGATACGCTACGCCTGTGGAGTTGCTCGGGACGTTCAAGCCACAAGCAGAGGATGAAATAGATCTGGACTTCTAAGCGGGTGGCTCGTAAAAGCGAGTGTAAAGCCACCCCGTGCATATGTACTTAAGGCCTGATTTAGGAGGGAGGCCTCTGTGAGCAAAGGTCCATGTCGATGGGAAGATCAGCAGGTTACCCTGGGTTGGTTTGATCTTCCGATCTAGGAACTCCGTCTCACCGCCTTTGGCAACCGTGTTTAGGTACCAAATGAATGTCAGAAGTCTGTTCCGTCCGTCGTGGATTGCGGCATCGTTATGCCAAACGTAATGACCCCTATGGTCCGTTCTCTGAATCTGATAGCCCCAGTCCTGAGCATCGATCACATTCACTTGACAACGAGGGAAGAATTCCTTGGTGTATTTCGTGATGTAACCCTCGATGTTTGAGAAAAGAGTCTTGTTCTCTTCCTCCCACCCATCTACGAAGGTGATGTTTAAGTCAGTGGACCTTTTAATCTCTGGGAACACACCGTCGGCGACTCGACCTGGTCCCTTCCTATCGTCTCCCTCGAATCTCTCTATGAGGTGCTCGCAGAAGTCTTTAGGAAGGGCGTTTTTGTAAAGGCGGATGAATTCGGTTTTATCGTTTGGTTTCCAGAGTCTCATTAGGGAACGGCGTTTACTGTGGGATCGAATGAGTACAGACTTTGAACGGTTGTGGCCGCGGAAATGACTCCCAGCAGTGTCGAGACTTCGCCGTCGATGTAAGTCTGGTAGTCAGTAAGAGACATTGAGGGGTAATCGGCCGCTGGAAGGTCGCCCGGTTGGGTTTCGTTCAGCATGTCCAGAACGGAGTAGATCCGGGATTGGAGATTGACCGCATCGGCCCCATTGGCCTTAACCTGATTGCTCAGGTTCGCCTGAGCTTGAACCAAATTGAGGGAGATTGGGAATGCCGAGAGTACCCAAGCCGTACCACTCCAGTATAGCTCTTGGAAGGACTCCGGAGTAGGGGGAACCAGCGCGGTGCTCTGGGCGGGAGGAACGAAGTTAGGAGTCAAAACTTGAATCGCATCGCTGAAACCGTATTCGTCACCATCCGAAAAGACTCCTTCAGCAGTGGAGTAGTAGTACTCGGGATTTTGCCGAAGGTCAATCACCTGTTGAGCATAGGTGATCTGAGTCATGAAGGGAGTTAGGTCCGTGATCCGGGTGTTTGGCGGCTTAGGCTCACCCGACATAATGTCATAAACGGGTTCAATCCAACCTTCAGTGTCGTACCAAGAGATGTTATGGTAGTTGGGCGGAATCCCAACCATGCTGACGTCCGACACGATCTCCCTGTCAATGACGACTACCTCGTCGGGGACCATGATTGAGATAATGCTCATTGTTCTAAGGATGAAGGAAGTTCGTTAATGACCACGGGGGAGATGGCATTCTGACCCATTGCTTGCTGGGCCAAGCCCAATAGTAGAGCGTTTGATGTTTCGGTGCGAGCCACAGACTCGTTTCTGAAGCTTTCAACCGCAGCGGATGTGCTTCGTTGCTGGGCCGAGTTTTCGATTAGAAGCATCGGCAAGACTGTGACAGTGCAAATCTCATCATCCACTTCTTTGCCCGTGTTCTTATCTACACCTCGGACGTGAGTCCACCAAGCGCAGTCTCTTTCAATGCAGGGTTTGCGGAGTAGGGGGCAGATGTTTTTAGTCTTTTGCATGTTCAGAAGTTACTTAGGGCGGCAGACCGTTGAATGTGCACTGGATGATGTTGATATATTTCAGGTTTAAGTCGATTGTGCTTCCGGTGAAGGTCCCCGAACCTGAGAGGCTACCACTCCATGAGTGGCTGTGGTTGGAGTTGTTTCCAGAGTAGCTTCCGCTTCCAGATAGGGAGTGGGTGTGGGAGCCACCACTACCGAAGGAGTAGCTCACTGTGGTGTACTTCTGGCCGCCGTCTTTTCCTGAATTGGCTGTGGCTCCCCCTGTGCTGAAGTTCCCGTTGGCAAAGTTATAGGTACCCGAGCTACCCACGTTTGACCCGAAGCTACCGCTCTCTCCCGGTGATTGTCCGGCCGACAACGCAGTCGCTCCCACGCTTCCTCCAACACTGACAGAGCCTGACCAGGTGATTGAAGCATCACCGGTGCTGCCAGAAGCGGACCCGTTGACTGAAACGCTTCCCGAAGTTGCAACATTTGAGACGAAAGTAGAGCTGTAGTTCAGAGAACCGCCTGTGCCTCCGCCAGCCGTGCTGACCAACCTTAAGATCCCGTCGTTTACAGACGATGTGTCTTGTGTCCAGTATAAAGGGGCGGATGCGTTCAAGAAGAACATCTTGGTGCCAGCTGGGAAATCCTCAGTGGCGGTTAACGCGGGCGTGTAAGATAGGGTCACCTCCCCGAAACCTGAAGAGGGCGTCACAGTTATGTTAGCGCCCGCGACGATTCGGGAAACCTGTTCGGCGGGGTTTACTGATATTGTCCCTGTAGGGGTGATGGAGATGCCAGTGCCCGCAGTGACACCACCAATGCGCTGGGAGGAGTCGGGGTTTTCCGACCCCGTAACCATGAGTTGTCCTACGTTGATCGGCATTAGTTCTTCTGGCAGGCGATAACGTTTACGTATTTGACTGCTAGGTTGATTGGATTGCCTGAGAAATTAGCGCCGCTATTGGTCACGGATCCACTGACAGAGTGCGAGTGGTTATTGGAGTTACCACTAAAGTTGGCGCTACCGCTGGCGGAGTGGGTGTGACCCTGGCCGCCGCCGCCATTGTTAAAGTTAACGTTTTGGTACTTACTACCACCGTTCTGACCCGAGTTATTTGTTGCTCCCCCTGTGCTGAAGTTACCGTTAGCGTAGTTGAAGATACCAGCCGTGCCGATGTTAGAACCGAAGCTTCCGGACGAACCAGGTGCTTGACCCGACGAAATAGCTGTGGATCCCACTGATAGACCGGACAGTGAAACGCTTCCGCTCGGTGTCAAACTTACGGAGTTGGTGCTAGCGCTGCTTAAGGATATCGCTCCCAGAGTCACGCTTCCCGAGATCGGGACCGAAGCGAAAACAGTGGTGAAGTCCAAAGAACCGCCAGTCTGACCGCCTGTCGCCGTGTTAACTAATCTCAACGCCACGTTATTGTTGGTGGTCAGCTGAGTCCAACCTGCGGGAGCGGCCGCTTGGATAAAGAGCGTCTGGCCTCCTGGGGGGATGGAGCCTCCCGAGGGAGTCGAAGCGCTCACCGTTACCACTCCAACACCCGAAGGAGGGCTAACACTCACGGCTCCCGAACCAAGGACCTTGGTGACGTTCTGAGCCGGATCTACACTTACTACACCCTGGGGTGTGATGGAGATACCAGCGCCCGCAGAAACAGCTCCTATCACGCCAGGTCCCCCAGGAGGGGAAAGAAGTTGGGCTTTATTTAGAGGCATGGCAGTCTGAACCAGGCGATTTTCATCATAGTGTGTTTTACCCTACGGAGCTGTATTCAACTCGACCCACTGGGATCCACTGGAGTCAATGTAGAAGATGTAAAGGGTGCCGTCTGAGTTGTCCCACCAGAGCTGGCCGGGATAGGCGTTCAGCGGCTTCGTCTCGGAGATCGTCGCCCCTCCCACAGAAGTTCTCAGCAACTGCTGGAGTTGGAAGATCGCATTCTGGACGTTGATAGCGGTAAGTGGAGCCGTCGGGGTGTATGCGATGTCAGAGGCGGTGAGGTTGCCCAAGGCGCGCACTTCGGACCATCGGACAGTCTCCGACATGATCCAGTTGCCGGCCTCACAAACAACTTGAGGTGCGTTGAAGTCGCCTGCGATGTAAGGGTTTCCGGTTTGAGTGACGATGAAGAAGTCGCCACCGTTCCTATTCGATGGAACTGGCAACTTCGTGCCCACCTGATAGCCAAGACGCTGGCCGATAACGCTAACGAAAGAGATCGCCCCTGCTTCAGCGTTGTAGTAGCCGCACCAAATGGCCGCGTCCGTCTGAAGTTGAATTGTCTGCGCCTGCAAATCATTCAGTGCCTGCACCACGTTAGTGTGCTCGGGCACCGTGCAATTATCTAGATTACCGATCTGATCCTGAAGCTTCTTACCGGCGTTGGCGGTCAGAGCTTGAGTGGTATTGGAAGAACTGGTGCTATCGTTGAGCTGAACTATTCCGTTGGAATCGACGGAAGCAGCTCTAATCGACACATTCTGAGCGTCGGTTATGACTCCTTGAACATCGACCGTGAATTGGCCAACTGTGACTTCATTGCCGTAGGTTCCAGGAAGGACTCCGGTGGCCACTCCAACGATCCGCCAGATACCGGTACTGGTGTCCCAGCGATACTGGGTCACCCCCTGAGGACAGGGATTCGGGTAGAGTTGCCCGTCCAGCGGATTGTCTGGGAAGTTTAGCAGAGCCATCGGTTATCAGAACGGAGTCGAGTCAATCGCAATGCGTCCCCAGGTGTTGGGAGCGGTGCAAATGTAGAGGTAGTTGGCATCCCACGAGATCTCACCCGTGCTTCCCGTATCAGTTGACGAGCCAGGGGTGAAGGTTGTGGATAGGACGAGGCTTCCCCCGCTAACGATGAGTGCGTTGGAACCCCCAGATCCACCGGCGTTGACTGTGGCTGGCCCAGTGAAGATCGGGCTGTTGAGCGGAGCGTAGGTGGTTGCGGCTGACGCACTTGTCAGTAGGCCGAGTTGAGTGGCAGTGCGCCAAGCGGGCAGACCCGCATTGACTGCGAGAATCGAGCCAGCGGTGCCAATTGGAAGAGAGGCGGGAGTGTTAGCGGCGGATGCGAAAACGATGTCGCCTGTAACATCCAGCAGTGTGGAGGAGATCGTTCCGGGGAACGTCTGACCGGCAGCAAATGTGATCGCTCCAGTCATGGTGCCGCCAACCAGTGGCAGCGTGCCCGCGAATGTCTGACCGGCGTTGAACACGATGTCTCCGGTCATCGTGCCACCTGCGAGTGGCAGAGTTCCTGGGAATGTCTGAGTTCCAGTGAAAGTGATATTGCCGGTCATTGTTCCGCCAGATAGCGGAAGTTGTAGGGCGGCCAGATCGTAGGCTTGACGAACCGAATTGGGGGTGGCTGCGGTCGTAGTGGAGGTACTTCCGACTCCATCGAAGAGTTGAACGACACCTGCTGCGGAGGTGCTAGCAGCATCCACACTGATGACCGGAGTTGTGGTGCCGGTGGCCACTTGAACTGGAGCGGTGCCTGTGACACTCGTGACGCTTCCAGCACCAGGGGCAGCCCACTCTACTCCAAGGGGGGCTGTGGAGCTGGCAGTCAACACCTCACCATCAGCACCGATGGAAAGTTGACTATATCCTGCCGGAGATGTGGAACCAACGAGGATGCCGCCAAGTTGAGTGAATGCCGTCGCCGCGATCGCGCCTGGGAAGGACTGACCGGGCACAAAGTCGATGGAGCCGGTCATTGTTCCGCCACCTAACGGGAGCTTTGTGACGACAGCATCCGCGACAATCTTCACCGAGTTGGGAGTGGCGGCGAATCCATCGACTTGAGAGGACGAGGTCGAATCAACGAGCTGAACCGAACCGGTAACCGCGGTGGTGGCGCTCACCACACCGATGCTCGGGTTTGTCGGAGTGCCCGTGATGTTGATTGATCCGCCGGGTGTGGCGGTGATCGATTGCACGCCCGTTGATCCTGCAGTCGCGCTTATACGACCATCAGCGGCGATGGTTACGTTATCACCGGCGTACACCCCGCCGATGTTGTTGGCGGCACCTGTTCCCGCCGGTTGAAGGAAGACTGTGACGGCACCGGTAGTTCCGCCGCCGCCTAATCCTGTGCCAACACCAACACCAGTGATGGTTCCACCGGATCCGGTGGTGTTCAATGTTCCGTCTGGCAAAACAGTGCAGCCTGCTCCTGGCTTAATGCCCCCAAGGACAAAAGGAGACGCAGAGGCGAGAGTTAGGGCTCCGCTGGGAGCCACTCTCAGTCCGTTTGATCCACCGGGCACAATGACAGAGCCCAAAACTGAGGCGGTGGCTGGAGTTGCAAGAATCGCAAAAGAATCTCCACCAAGATCATTAACTTGGATTCCGGGGCCTCCAGCAATCTGCACATTTGCTAAGGAACGAATGATGCCGTCGGAATCGATCGAGATACCTGATCCGCCTACTGTTCTAACACCACCCAGCGAGGTTCCCACAGGAGGCAGTAGGCCCAGAAACACTGTTGGACCAGTTCCGCCACCCTGAATGCCATTACTGGGAACGATATTACTGATCGTTCCCCCGCTGGAAGTGGAAGATATGGTGCCGTCTGGAGCAATAGATACCCCCGGGCCAGCCTTCACGGCGCCGATTGGAGTAGCACCTGTGCCGCTTCCAGGCGGCTCCATAAATTGAGCTTTGACGAATGCCATCTGTAAATCCCTCTATACGTTTTACCCGAGCTGATTTAGGATGGAGATTAGTTCTGCTCCCGAAGTGGCTGCATCGATTTGGTCTTGGACACTCTGTTGGAGGCCATTGATCCCGCTAAGGAATTCCACAGCCGCCACTTGATCCGCAGTTCTTTCATTCTCGGGTGTGGCCACCGCGAGCTGAAGTTGGTAGTCGTTAGTGATGTTTAGGCCCAGCAATCCATCGTCGTATTGCGCCTGCCAATACTGCGCATTGTAACCGGTAGCGGCTTTTTGAGCTTCATCCAGAACCCAGCTGAATGTCGGTGGTGAAACGCTCGCGTCCACCGTCTGAGCATTGCCAATGTATGGGGATGGAGGAATATCCATCTCGTCCACGATTTGGTAGGGGATAGCAAAAGGCTCCAGGTACTTAAATGCGAAAGCCTCCAGATCGTCGGCGCCCGCTGACACCACGTTCAAGTAAGAGACGGTAGAATTGTACGTGCCGTAGACAATGACGTTCATTAGTAGTTAGCGGTGTCGATGATCATGATGTCAAACTCTGAAACGTTTTCCCAAGCGTTCCAGGTGGTAGTGCCTCCAGTAGCAGTATTGTTAGTGGTGGAGAACGTGACGGTATTGAGCTGAATGTTGGTCGTGGTCTTGAAAGAGAAGTTGATCAACTGATTGACCTGAGTCAATTCCAGAGAACCACCGAACGTGCTTACCCGAGCAGTTAGGAACACCCCATAGAGATTATCCGCCAAAGCATTTTGGAAAGAAACAACAACACGGGGTTGAGGGCCAGCTGCCCAAGTGATCCCAGAGATGTTGTAGCCTTCTCTCAGAGTAAAGGTGTAGGGAGAACCGGCGGTAATACCAATAGAGCCCCATGCCAATACTGCGACTGCCTGAAGTGGCGCGGCGAGGGAGAGAGTTCCGTCGGCCGCAACCTGAAGGCCAGTGCCGACACGCACCGAGCCAACTGTGAGGCGAGTAGCCAACGCTGCGGAGATAGTGCCTGTATTGAGGATAGGTGAAGGGGCTCCCACCAATCCCGGGCCGATGTTGAGGCTAGTGACGCCAAAGCGTGCGGCGGGGATGGAGATCACACCGGCTGCATCTACATCGATGTTCTCCCCGACGATGACGCCACCCTCAGTGGTCCTCGTAGCAGGCTCAAGGTCGATGGTGCCTGTCGTCGTGATAGGACCACCTGTCAATCCGAAGCCCGTATTGATTTGCTTTACTGTGCCAGCTCCAGCATCAGCCGGAATACCGTCCAACTTTTCCTTATCCTCCGATGACATCGAACCGGCGTTGTTGAGTGTCGCGGGAAGAATACTTATCGTGGCATTGTTCGTCCCATCTGATACCACGATGGGAAGGATGCCGGAGACGGACTGCACTCCAAGAGGAGAGTAAATTAGCCACACACCCAATGACTGACTCCACTGATACTGGAGTGAGCCTGGGATGGCTGGCACCGGGTAAAGCTGACCGTCAGCTGGGTTTACTGGAAAGATGTAAGCCATTAGGTTAGAGATACTCCGTAGAATGTCAGGTTAGCCGCGGGTGCAGAAGTGAACTGAATTTGGTTTCCTCCGACGTTGAATGCTTGCCCAGGAATCTGAAAGATACCTCCAACAAATATCAAGAGCGCAGAAGCGGAAGGGGGAGTGAACGGTATGCCACCAACTGTCAGTTGGAATGACAGGCGTGTGCCATCAAAAGAGGTGCTTATATTGTCCAATACCTTGAATGTTGAGCCAGTCGCGAGAGATATTACACCTTCGGGAGTGATGGAAACTCCTGCTCCAGCCTTGACACCCCCAATTTCAAGTGTGGTTGGTGGATCGAGGATTAGGGACCCGTCCGTCTGAACGCTGACCCCCGGCCCCGGCTTCACACCGCCAATCGCAGTGTCATTAGCTGGGAGAAGACGAATCGTTCCACGATTTGTGATCGTGTCACCGCTATTCGGAGCTCCCAAGCCCGTTCCCGCCGTGACTGCCTGCACTGAGGCATTTGGATTGAGGCTGTCGAGTTTGGCTTTATCGGCAGCCGACATCGAGCCGGGAGTGGCAACGGTGGCGGGAGCAATACTCACATCGGGAGTTTGAACCGCTCCATCCACCTCAATTGGAAAGGTGCCGATTACTTCCTGAACCACCCCGAGTTGAAGGGTTTCCCAGGCTCCCTTTGTGGCATTCCACCGGTATTGCTGCACTCCTGGGACAGCCGGATTGGGATACAGCTGGCCGTTACTTGGACTTGCTGGGAACTCAAGAGCCATATTAGATACCTAGTACTTGGCCGTTAAATGTGGCCCCAGCCGGAGGGGGAGACGAGAACACAATATTGCTTCCGCTCAGTGAGTAGGCCTGATTGGGTGTTTGGAGAATACCGCCCACGCCGATAAACAGAGAAGCTGCTGATGCTGGGTTGTAAATCTGACCGCCGACTCGCAGTCCGAATGACGTATTCACCCCATTAAACTGGGATGAGATGTCATCGATTTGCTGGAAAGATTGACCGTTAGGGACAAACAGTCTGCCACTAAATGTCGTTCCCACTGGAGGAGCGGCTACGAACTTGATCTCCTCGTTGTTGATAACCGTGAAAGTGGCGGGTGTGGGTTGGAGAATACCACCAAGAACGATGAATAGGTTGGCGGGCTGCGTTACAGTCTGAAGGCCACCGTTCACTGTGAGCGGAAACTGAGTGCGAGTGCCGTTAAACAAGGGACCGATATTGTCCAGGATGACAAAAGCACCCGTGGCACCCTGACCACCAGCAGCGCTGATAGTTCCGTCCGATGAGATAGTGATGTTATTCCCCGCCTTTACACCACCAATGTTTCCTCCCGTCGGCGGCCGCAAGAAGATTGTGCCAGTGGTTGAGATTGTGCCACCACCGAGTCCGACGCCTGCAGTAATGCTCGTAACACCGGACAGGGCAGTGAGTGTGCCGTCAGGAAGAATGGTAACGCCGGACCCAGCTTTAACACCCCCAATGTTGGGACCTGAAGGAGGAAGTAGCGAGATCGTACCGGACGTTGTGATGGGACCTCCCGTTAGACCAAGGCCCGTATTCACAGACTTAACGGTGCCGATGCTTGCTGGCAACGAATCTAATTTTTGTTTGTCAACCGCAGACAGAGATCCGGCAGCGGTGATGGTGGCTGGGCGAATATTGACAACAGGAACTGAGGAGGTGCCCGTAATTACGATCGGGGAATTGCCAAGCACCTGAAGAACAGCCCCAGATACCAGAACCCAAACACCCTTATTTGCTATCCACTTGTACTGAAACGTACCAGGAATTGCCGGATCTGGGTAGAACTGGCCGTCAAAGGGATTGTTCGGGAAATTGTATGGAGTGAATGCCATGCTGTTGGCTGAGAGATGGCGGCGTTATAGTAGTTTTACCCTAGTAGCGAATGACTGGAAGGAGGGCTATGTTTTCGGGGCGGGTTTCCCCAACTCCTGCGAATTCGGTGGAAGGAATGTTTGTTCCTGCCGTGTTGATGGTGACGTTAGTAACGGCGTCATTGGTCGTTACATTGGACTGAGCGTTTGCCAAAAGCAAATTAGAGGAACTGGTGGAGACTGTCATATTAACCTGGTCAGTGCTCAGGACAAAGTTTTTAATCCTAAACCAGCCTGAAGGTGGATTGCCCATTCGAATGCAACCAACGTTTTGATTGCTGAAGCCCGAAATCCAGCCCTGGTGGGTAATCGGCTCCGTAA